GTGAGAAACCATCCCAATGCTTACAGCCATCTGCATAATTGTAAACGAGTGATGTGGAATAGGGTATGTCAAAAGTGTCTGCATACATGCGAAAGGCCCAGTTTGTAAATTGGGTCTTACCAACGCCAGGTGGGCCAGTGAATGATATAGCGAAAGGCTGTTTGCGTTGGGCTTGCGACTTTATGTACACAATATACTTATCATTGATGCGGCAAAGCCTCTCCGGTAGAGTAACATAAAATGATTTGTCGGAGGAAGAAGCAAGTGGGTTGTTGGAGAGTAGAGTAGCCACCCTGGAGCGGGTGCTATTCATAAGCTGGTGGTAATCAATCATACGCAGACTAGAAAAACCTTCAGGTGATGCAGGAGTAAATGAATGTGTAAAGCTAAACTTTCCAAAGTTATCAGCATAGATCTCCAACTTATCCACGTCTCTGACTATGCTAGAAACAAAACGAGGTGAGAGGGCTTCGAGACCATTCTTATATAACAAAGGCACTGTGTTGGCAACCCAAGCAACAACGTCCCCAATATTAGCCGATAAGGTGGCCACATTAAAAACGGGATCACTTTTAACCATGTTAATAAGAGAATCTAGAGAAACCACCTCAAGACCTCCAGACTTAGCAAGGGTTACAAGCCCAAGCAAGATCGCAAACATCTTAACAACAGGAGGGGAAACCATAAATTTCGACAGAGCAGTAGTGGCATTGAAGGCGGATCCTAGAGATTGAGGGCGAAAGGTGGGGACAGACTTATAAATTAGTGTTGCGAAATCTTTAACACTAACCGACAAAGTGGAGATTTGGTCTTGGGAGAGATGATTCTGCAGGAAATTGAATAGTATTGCAGAAGCATGGAGTGAGTCGCGGGCACGAGATATGATGTAGATATTAAGAAGAACTTGCTCAATCAAAAAATAAGCTTGACGACTAGATTCTGGTAGGTCGGTTAAAGAAGATACAACCGAAAAAGACTGCCTTTGGTAACCACAATCACCGCGCAAGATAGAAGAAAAGGCGCGTTTCACGAGATTCCTATATGTGGGTTTAGATCGCTTTCGATGGCCAACTGACCAATTAAGAATCTTCGGGGAGTACATACTATCAGGCAAACAGATATTCAGTACAGGATCAATCATGAGTATAACAAGATCGGCGTTGTGAATAACTTTAGTGGCTGGTAGTGATAATGTATCGTTGAGTACGATGGAACTTGAATTGCCATAGTGAGTAACTAAGGCAGTGCCTCCAGTGGAAAAATTTCCAATAGGAAGTACCTCCGGGTTTCCGGTGGTACAGGAAAGTGATATGATGTGGCAATCAGGACTTGTGGGAACACCCAAAAGTATCAAGACGGACACAAAAAATATAGCATCAGTGCTACTCCGGCTCGCCATGCGGCGGCAGCGATCCCGTTTTTCCTGGCGGTGCAGGTTGCTCAACTCTGAGGCGGTATCAATAATGGTTTCTGTTTGCATTTTGAAATGGGCACTTTTATTTATGAACAGAGGCTACTGTTCTTCCGGGATCGTTAGGCACGATTGAGCCATGTTACGTGTTTATTATTAAAGTACAAAGACTGCTTCGTTGGTTAGGCCACATCTAAGTAGTTATTAAACAATTTATGGTCGGAAGAATCCGGGCTTATTCGAACAAATTGCGAAAACATTAAGATTATTATTAATTATAAATATTATTAGTTCACAACATTATTATGTAGCCAATATCCCAAGGTGATAGACACCAAAGGGATACAAGCCACAGTGTCATTTATAATACACGCGCAAGAGTAGCGTGTGGCATAGTCGAACAAATGACAGAAATCTTAAATAACAAGAAAAGAGAGAAAAGCAAAAAGGGGAGGGTGGGGGAGGAAGGGCTTGGTTTATCTAATATTCGAACAAACCAAAAAATCAAAGAATAAGGGGGAAAGGGCCCACTTAAATCAAGTCAGATCTGACTAAATTTAAGTAGTGTTCCTATAGAAAATAGGACGACTCGAAACAACATGTATGAAAA